AGTATAGAGCCAACTCTGTGTACTTGCGTTAATTCTATGGCTAATACTTTCAATCCATAATTCCTCAGTATAGCTACTGTTATCCGGATTTACTATTTTAACTGATATTCTATCGCCAAATTCTAAATCTAAAACGTTATCCCAAAGCGCTGTACTTTGTCTAGGGTTAACTACAAGACTATCAATTCTTACTTGTGGTAATGCAGTTTGTGCAATCTTTTGCTCTATAAGTGAAGCTACATCTGTGTCATTTACGTTTATAGTATTAGCACTACTTGTTAATGGTCTATACTTTTGCACACTTGTTGCGTCGCTAATAAATTGTGTATTACCATTATTACGTGTCCACTCGTAAACGTTTATTATTTCATTTAAGTCAAAGCTAGTTTGTACATCAACATAGGGTAAGTTTGTTCCGTCGTTACTAAATGTAGCCTGTATGTTAATTGCTTTTGTATTAGATAATCTATAATTCCTACTTCTAAAGGTTGCCTTACCGTCTTTTGCCATAAAAAATTGCCCGTTCTCTGCTACTTCACATTCTCTTAATGCAGATAACACATTACTTGTAATTGCTTGTTGTTGCACTTGTAACGTGCCTGTTCCAATATTTAATAAAGAAGTTGGAAAAGCAATAGCGTTTAACAATCTTGTAACACGCGCGGAACTTAATTCCTGCGTATCTACGTAAGCTAATGTAGTAGTTTGCCCTAATTCAGCAAAGCCACCACGCCCAAGCCTAAAACCTGTAGAGCTAATGTTTTGCCCATTAAATAATTTAAAAGCGTCTACACAGTTAAAAGCTACAATACTATCGCTACCTTGTTCTGGATAGGCAACAGGAACAGTATCTAAGAAACCATACCAAACAGGATAAGTAGTACTGTCGTAAGTTGCTTGTATTCTTATAACTTTATATGGTTGTATTTTTGTAATACTATTTGCTGTATCGTAGTATGGGCTACTTTCATTATTAGGATTAAATCTATTATCTGCATTACTTAGTACAACTGTTGCAGTACCGGCAACAAACTGTCCTAGTTCATTTACTCTACCTCTTTGTGTAGTTACTTCACGTACGTATGTAGATATATCTGTAAAGTTTTGCGTATTATCAAACGGGTTACTGTCAAAACCTACTTCAACAGTTAAATTTACATTACTATCAAAAGCTACCGACATTACCTAAATACCGCACCTTTAATAACAGCTTTTTCAAATGCTTTAGCTACAGAACGTTCAAACTCATCATCACTACCAATAATTGTTCCGCTTTGGTAAATATTTATTTCAGGGCTTTCGCCTAGTATTTCATTAGTAAGTCTGCTTCTTATATCAACAGGTGCAACAGTTTCTGGAAACCTAGTATCAGCAGGTGTTTCTATTTTTACTACAGGTGTTTCATCTGTACTATTACTTGTTGTTTTACTACCACCGTTACCGTTATTACCACTTGTGCTTCTTATGCCACTACCTAAATTACTAAGGTTGTCTGCTTTTTCAAATAAAGTATCAAACTTGCTAAATATAAAATCTAAATTCTCGCCGGTTATGTCTGCAATTTTTTTCATTGCGTCCTCGTAACCTTTAGTTCCCTCGCCAAAGTCTGCAAAAGCTTTAGTTAATGCTTCTTGTGCTACAGCTTGTTCTAAGATATTCCTTGCGCTATTTTCTGTAAGTTTATTTAATTCTTTTTGTGCGTCATTTAATTTTTCAATAGCACCTGTACGTATATCCTCTGCACGTGTAACATCTTTTTCAGCTTGCTCTATAGCTCGTAACGCTTCTGCTTCCTCACGGCTTATAGCTGTACTTTCTGCCATTAACTTGGCTAGTTCCTCCTCCATAACAGCTAGTTCTAGTTTTTGTATACGTGTTAATTCGCCTGCTTCTTTAAGTTCCCGTATAGCTTCCTCTTGCCTAGCTATAGCTAAACTTTCTTGGTTTGTAACTTCTAGCCCTTTACCTTGTACTTTTTGGTAATCCTCATTAGCTTGTGTTAAATCTTGTTGTGCTTTTTCTACATCTTCATCTGCATTTAATTTATCTTTTAATGCTTTGTTACGGTCGCGCTCTGCACGGTCTACTCTTTCTTGTATGCTAAGTAATTGGTCGTATGCGTTTAAAACACTTTGTATGCCACCTACTAAACTATCCTCGTAAGCTTGTGCGGTTTGTAATGCCTCTTTAGCGTTTTCATCTAGTGCAATACCGTTAGTCTGTAATATGTGTGTAAGTTCATCTACTGTATATTTAGTGCCGTCTAAAACATCAGCAAGGTTTTTAGTTTCATCAACTACTGTTTCTGTTTCTGTAGCAACAAAGCCTAAATAGTATTGTTGTCTAGCGTATGCGTCATTAAGCCTTTCTGCCTTAGCTTGAGCCTCCGCGTATTTATCATTACCTTTACCAATCCATTTAGTTAAAGCTACAAGTCCTGCTGTTACACCTGCAATAGCAATACCTATTGGACCAAAAGCAGTTGCAATAGCACCGGCTATAACTGTTGCTAGTAACTTAGTTCCTTTACTAACTTCACCAACCCTATTCTTAAAGTTTTGAAACCTTTCCACAGCTATTTGTGCGCCCTCAACTAATTCCATAAGTGTAGGCATTAAATCCTCGCCAATAGTAATTTTTAAGTTTTGTATTTGGTTACTAAGTATCTTTGCTTGTGCTTGGAAACTTTGTAACTGCATTTCTGCAACCATAGCAGTAGTGCCACCTGCTTTACGCAGTTCATTTTCGTAATTACGTATTTGGTCGCTAGCACCGCTAAGTATTTTAACTGCGTCTGCTACACCTCTGTTTAATCCTAATGTATCTAGTAATACAGCTTTTTCCTCGTCGCTTAATCCCTGCATACCTTTATCAAGTTCTTCAATAACGTCCGCAAGGTTTTTCATATTACCCTCTTGGTCTGTAACAGCTATGTTAAAACTTTCAAAAGCTTCTTTATTTTTACCTACTGCTCTGTTTACATCTCTTAATAATTGGTTAAGTTTTTCGCCGGCTTCTGCACCTTTAACACCTCTATCAGCAAAAGCAGATAATACAGCAACGCCCTCCTCAATACTTTTGTTAGTAATCTTTAACGCCGAGCCTGCTTTGTTTGTTAGTGCTTCTGAAAACTGTTGTACAGTTGCGTTAGCTAAGGTGTTGGCTTTTACAAGTACGTCTGTAACACGTGTTAAGTTCATTAAGTTTTGTCCTGCGTCTTTAACAGTTAAACCTAATGCGGATTGTGCGTCTGTTGCTAAGTCAGTAGCTAAAGCCATGTCAAACATACCTGCTTGGGCAAATTTAGCAACTTGTGGTAATGCTTGTATAGATTGTTCTGCGCTTAAACCTGCGGAAGCTAAGAAAAAGTATGCCTCTGCACTTTCTGTAGCACTAACGGTAGTTTCTGTAGCAACTTGCCTAGCCACCAAAGCCATTTGGTTTTGTTGTTCTGTAGTTGTTTTCATAATCGCTAAGGATTGTGTCATCTTATCCTCAAACGATATAAAAGCTTGTGCGCTTTCTGTTAAACCTTTAGTGATACCAAATAATGCGCCAACTACTGCGCCTGCGCCTATCTTTGCAAAAGTAGCTAACTTGCCACCTGCTAATGTACCGGCTTTACCTAATCCGGCGAGTTGTGATTTAGCTAATGAAGCACCTTTAGTAGCAATCCTTATTACTAAATCTGCACCTGTACCCATTTATCTTTTCCGTTTCTTTGCTTCTGCTTCTGCCAATGCGTACCGCTTATTCTGTTCCTCTTGTTCCCATAAATAAAAAGTAGCCCATTGGTTATATTCGTATGTGGACATTGTACTACGCAGTTCTGCAACTGTCATGCCTAAGTCGCGTGCTAGCCTAAATTGAAATGATAAGTCTGGGTTATTCTTGAAACTCCTCGGCTAATGCCGATTGTACCTCGTTTCCAATACCGTTAAGGTCTGCTATTTCTACAAATAAACTATCTATAACCGTTGCGTCTTTTTCGTATAGTAGTTCAACCGCTTCGTCATCTAGTTCCGGCTCTATTATGCTTTGCTTTAACAATTCTTTTTGGTAATCAAATGCGTCGCCTTTACTAGCTATACGTGCTAATTCAACTTGTGCCTTTTTGGTTAAGCCTTTTACTTTTACCTTAGTTTTCCATGCAGGTATTTCTATTTCCTTTATGGGTACGTCGGGTAGTTTTTTTATATCGTTTAGATTTAAAAATTCTGTCATTGTGTTCCTTTAACTAAAAATATTAACTATATACGCCTCTAGTTACATCACCGGAAACTTGTAAGTCTGCGGAAAAAGCAACAACGTCGCCTACCGGACTTGTTTGTGTATAACCGGTAAGTATAGCTTCGCCTGTATACTTTACGTCGCCTGCTGTGCTTCCCTCTGGACCATATTCAAATGATACAGTTGCACTTTGACCAATTATTCCACCTAACACACCGTCTAATGTACTATCCCATAAACCACTTATAGAAAGTGTTGCGTCTTTAAGTCCTACTATGTAAGATTTAGAGCCACTTCCTAGTGTAGTTGTTTCTGCAATATCAACGGTTTCCGGAAAGTCTACGTTATTTACGTAACTAGAAATATCAGTTAGCGTACCGCTTGAATTATCAACCTTAAATACGCTATCTTTTCCATGTGTAAATGCCATTTACTACTCCTTATTAACTATCTCTACCAAATCCTACTACAGCAGTAAAACTAGGGTTAGTACCACCCAAAGTAAATTCTGCTTTTAAGTAACGATTAACGGTAGTTCCTTTTGCTACTGTCTTAACTTCTTGTGTAGTTCCTGTTGCCTGTGTAAAAGTAACCAAGTCTGCGTATGTACTATCATCAGCAGAATGTGTTATCTTTGCGTCAAGCGTAGGGCTTGTACCACTACTAGCAGTTACTATCAAGAAGCCTGCACCGCCATTAGCGGTAGATGTAGAATTATCCCTTGCAGTTCCAGAAGCTGTGCTTGTATATGTATCGTTTTCTAAAACAATACCAACATGCAAGCCTGTGTCTGCTTGGAAATCCATACTTACTGCTACTATATCGCCAACAGGTGCGCTTACGCCATAATTAGTAATATTGCCATTAGCAAAAGTTACTCTTTTAGTTGCGTCTGTACCGTCAACCCCAACAGCTATAACTATGTCACTAGCTATTAATGGTTGTATTACTGCGTCTGCTGTACGGTCAAAAAACCCACCTAATGTTATTGTGCCGTCTTTAGCACCTGTAACGTAAGTCTTACTGTTTTTACCAAAAGTTGTACTTTCAGCTACGTCAACGGCTTTTGCCATATCAACGTTATTGAAGTATTGGCTAAAATCGTTGCTGTTTAATAATAAAGTTGTATTCTTTCCATGTACGTTAGCCATTATCTATTCCCTCGTCTACGCCTACCGGTCGCACCACTTCTACGACTTGTACGGCTACCGCTTCTACTGTAACTACCCAAAGTTATTCCTCCTCTGCAACTTCCTGAAACTCTGTGTCAAAATCATGTACTTGTGTTGCTTCTTGTAATTTTCTTTCTATATCTGCTTTAGTAATTTTCTTGATTATACCTTGTTCCATTAACCATTTAATTGATTTCTGCGGTATATCTTTAGTAGTAACTATTTCCCCAATAGCATACTCTTTGTTCTTTACTTTAACACCTATTAATATTTCATATTTCATTAAGCTAATACCTCAACTATAAATTCTACTCCCAAATACGCTATGTTGTTTATGTCATACACACCGTAGTTGCTAGCACTAACTACTCTAACAGAATTAGCTTCGCCGTTCAACGTAGTATCACTTTCTATTTGTGCCTTAACAGAGCTAGCACCACTACTTATTAAGTAACCGTCTAAGGCACTTTGCGCGTCTTGCCCGTCTACTCTACTCACATACAAGTAAACAGGTATGACGTATTTGTCTACACCTCTTTGCATGCTTTGGTCGTATGCTACTTCTTGTATAACACCAACTACTGCGGTAGGTGGCTCAACGCTGTCGGGTACATAATCGTAGACCATAAGCGTACTAATGTTTGCTAAATTGTTTTTAATCTCTGTTCTAATATTTACTAAACTTGCCATTATTTTATTAACCTACCTGCTGTCCATTTTGCTTGTATTTGCACACCTGTTTTCTTTAATAATAGCTTTCTTTGTGCTTCATTGTTATTAATTGCAATTTTAAAGAATGGTATTATTGGCGTACCCTTTTGCCCTATAGCTTGTTGTACTGCGTAAGGGTTTAAGCCTTTAGCTTTACTCCATTTTGTAATAGCTTTAATTGGTGGGTAATGCGGTTTACTTCTACTCCATGGCTCTTTTAGTTTAAACTTTTGGTCGTAGAAACCATGCACATAAAGTGCGTAAGGGCTACGTGAATAAACATCTATTCCAATAGGTATACCTGTAACATCTACGCCTGCATGTTTAAAAGTTAAACTACCGCGCAATTTACCCTCAAAACGTGGTGCAATTTTCTTAGCGTCTGTAACTATCGCTTGTCCATAAGCACTAAAAAAATTACGCAAGGCAACACCTGCAACTGCATGTAATTGTATTCTTTTATTAAAGTTATTGAAGCCACCTGTACTAAAAGACATTACAAAGTATGTAGCTTATAAGGTTTTAGTAACTCTCTAGCGTCTACATCAAATCTGTTAAACAGTTCTATAGTGCCTGTTTGTTCATTACCCATAACGTTAAAGGGTGTATCTTTACGTTTAAATAACCTAGTAGCTTGTATTAAACATGCTTGACTAATTGCTTCTGGTACAGTACTCCACCCGAACTTAGCTGTTATTTTTACATTTTTCATTACTAGCGGGTCAAAACGTTCACTACTTCTAGTTGTAATAATCTGTATTTCGTTTTGTGGGTAATAGTAAGTTGTATTACTAATCTTATGTATTTGTGGGTTAATTGGTTTTAATATGTAATCTGTATCAAGTGTAAGTGTTGTGTCATAAGTACCGTCGTCTGTAGTATCTAATTGTACAATTAACCCTGTAGTTGTACTTATATCATCAACTATTAAATAATAATCATTAGTAGGGTTGTAGTATTTAACCTGTACTGTTTCATCTTGCCAAAAGCGTCTATCGCAAAATTTATCTATCTGCCTACTTGCACCATTAATAGCGTTGTCTATGTTAGTGTCTTGCGCAGTACCACTCAAACCTAAGTAGGTTTTTAAATCAGCTTTATCCACATATTGTGTATGAGCCATGTTTTAGCCTACTTAGCTTTGTTTTCTTTTGGTGCTTTAGCTTTTGTTTCTTTTTTAAGTCCGTATGCCTTTACTTGCTCTGTGCTTAATGTTGCACCTTTAGAAGCTACTTTATGGCAACCAAGCCCCGCCCACTTTTTAGGGTGTCCGTCGCTTAATACGTACTCGCCGTCTTTTTCATATAAATCTTTTTTTAATTCCATTTGTTTTCCTTTATCGGTTTGCTTCCCACCCAAATTACTTGCGTAGCTTGAATGGGAAAACAAAACCACAATTATTTACTTCTATTAGAAGTTTGTAATTGAACAGAAAGCAGTTGCTCTATAGATTGCAAAACCTAATCGCATGCTAGCTTTCATCATTACTTTGTCTTTAGTAAAGAAGTCAGAATGGCTATCAGACAATGCAACTTCCATACCCTCTCTTGAGATGATATGTGAAGCAAGTCCACCGCCAAAGACACCGACTAATACTGTACCTGCTGAAACAGCAGTTGTAGGTACAACACGTACACCCCAAATTTGTGGAGTTGCGCCTTGTCCAAACATACCTGCACCAACAAACAATGGGTCTTTACCTGCATAACCTGCACCGGAAGTACCGGCAAAGTCTGATGTTACAGCTGTAACAATGTCATTCCAATCGCTAGGGTGCATTACTATTGCATCTGCTTCAAGGAAAGCGTCTTTTCTAATTTCTGTAATAGCTTGGTAAAGTTGTCCAATCCTACCTAAGTTACCGGCGTAAGATGAAAAGTCAAAAGTATTAATTCCAGACTTTTGTAATACACCTGTAATGTTTGGTGCAGAGCCGTCGCCGTTAAGCAATTCGCTGTCCAAACGTAGTTGTAACATGTTTCTTAATCTGCTATCAAGGTAACCATTAACTGACGCAACGTCTGCTAGTAGTTCCTCTGTTACAGGTATGGAAACACCAAACTTTCTAATATTTTCTGTTCTTTCTGTAAACGCTAGTGCGCTCTCGCCAAAAGCACCGCCCTCAGCAACTTCTGCACCGTTGTTTGTGAAAGTTGTTTCTTCTAAATACTTATATTGAAATTGGTCTGTTGGTATAACAGAAAACAAATCAATAACAGCATTTGGATTTCGTAAAGCTGTTGGATAAATCAAGTCGCTTCTTACAACCTTTGGTGGATAAGCTGACGCTTCGTCTACCAATGTTTTGGTTTCTAAGAAAGGATTATATTTTATTTCGCTAGAGATATTCAACATGCCCTCTTTCATAAAGGCGTTGTAAGCTTTACTTTCTCTAATTTGTGCGGATAACCCTTTTGGTGCTTCTTTCTCTACTTCGTTGTGGATTGGTAAAGTTTTTACCTCTGCACCTTTTTCAAGTTCAGCGTCATTATCTGCTTGTTGCTTTTCCATAACTTGTAAAGACTTAACTGCTTCTGCTAGTTCTTCTACTTCGTTATTTCTTTCTGCCCACTCGCTTTTAATTTCTGCTGTCATTTCTGAAAAAGGATTAGCTTCGGCAAAGCCTTTTAATCCCTCGCGTAGTTCTTGAAGCTTTGCGACTTTCTTGTTTAAGTTTTCACTCATAGTGTACTCCTATATATCAAGGGTATCAGCTAGTAGCCTATTGGTTTGTTCCCAAAGTGCGTTAGCTTCTACCTCGTCTATTACTTCTACATTATCATTTCCTGCCGTACGTAATAAAGTATCTATTTCATTATGTGCGTCTTGCAAAGCGTCGCGCAACTCTGTTAAAGCTTCGCTACTTTGTTCTGATAATGTTTTATTTTTACTGAAACGCAAAGCGGTAAGCGCTTTTGCTCTTTCCAACAAAGCAACTAACTTAATAAGTAAGTTATCTACTTCATCTGTAAACTTTAATCCTGTTTGTTCAGTTGTATCAAGTACTGTATCTTGTTCCACAACTGTATCATCTTGTTCTTTAATGTTTGTATCATCATCTGTAATTTCATTTTTATTTTCCTTTACTGCTAATGTATGTGTGTTTTGGTTTGCACCAACTAGCACAGGACTAACTTCCCATACCTTAACGTCTTTTAAAAATCTAACTTCTTGTTCATCTTGTCCGTCTTTGGTAAACATACCGACTTCGCTATCGTGTACTTCAAAACCGAACGACCATTGTTGTATATCGCCCATAGCTTTTACAGTTTCGTAAGCTTCTTTACCTGCGTTGGTGTTCATATTAAATTCGCCTGTAAATACTGCTTTGTCATCATCTTGTGTTATCTGTCCTTTGCCAATGATTTGTTTCCAATCATGCCCCCAACACATAACAACACCTTTGTTACCGTAACCACTCCTAATGCTTTTAGGTAGCACTACGTCGCCGTCGCTATCTATCTCATTGAATACTGAAAATACTGCGCTTACTTTACCCTCTACCTCATCAAAGGTTAGTAAGTCTTTACCCTTATACTCTTTTTTTTCTACCATAATCCTTTATATTTCTTTTACGTGGTAGTTAAGGAAACACCTACAGTTAACTGTTAAGTTAGCCGGCGCACCCAAACTACTATCACCGGGATATTCTAACGTATATCCACTATATTTAAAAGTACTGTTCTCAGGTATTTCTGTACCGTCTAACGTTACATGTGCGTCGCGGACTAGACCGTCGCGTTGGCTAATCCACTCTTTAGTATAGATTAAACCTGTAGACTTAGCACCAATACCACGCCCAAAGTTTGCAATCTTATTACTTTCTGTTCTAGCTATAGTTAACGCCCTAGTTAAATTCTTTTGGCTTAACACATCTTTAACAGCGTTGGCTACGTAGTTTTGTAACCTTGTTCCTGTGTAGTTAAGTTCTAATGCTTCTTGTAAGG